CCACCGGCGCGTCCTCCAGCACCTGCGCCATGGTGCCGTTGAGGGTGATGCCGTCCGCCCCGATGGTCACGGAGCCGCTGACCAGCTTCCACCCGTCCAAAAAGTACCCGGCGGTGCTGATGGTGCCGCTGACGCCCCGCTGATTCACCGGACGGCCAAAGTACCAGTTCCGCAGCAGGTTGGGGTTACAAGGAAACGCCTTGGTAGCAATGACGCTGCCGCTGATGGAGATGTTCTCCCCGGCTGTCAGCGCCTCTTGCTTGCCCTCCAACACAGCCTGTACGCTTCCGCCGCTGCTGGTTGGGATATCCTCCGCCGACAGGGACACGTTGCCGCTCTCGTCGGGGGATTTTTCGTTGACAGAGCTGACAGACCCCGCACCGTCGATGCCCATTCGCGTCACGGAGTAGCTGACGGCGGGGCTTCCGGTGTTGAACGTGGTGGTGACTTTCGTCCACAAATATTTGCCCTGCGGTACGGTGGGGATTGTCGTACTCCAACTGCCACTGGGGACAATCGTCCCGGAATCAGATACCATGTACTCCACCGTTGTACCCGTCACAGTGGCGGCGGCTCCGGTGTCTCCCTTTTCTCCCTTGATTTGATACCACGTGTATTGCTGCCAGTCATCCGGGGCTTCTGCCGCCGTGCCGGAATACACGCCCATCCACGCATCCGGCAGGTCGCCCATGCTGTGGCTGTCCGCCGTGGGCTGCTGGCTGGCGTATTTAATCCACACGTGGCTGTCATCACCCTTGTCGCCCTTGGCTCCGTTGTACACGGAGAAGTCAAAGAAAGTCCCGTCCGTGCGCGTAAAGCGGTAGTTGTCCACCAGCCCCACCGTAGACAGCTTTTCAAACGCTGTCAGGCCGTTGCCGTTTGTCACGGTAAAGGTTTGCGTGGTGGTGTCGGCCAGCGTAATGGTGTAGGTGTCCACAAGCCCATCCGTACCGGTTTTGGCAATATTGGAAATACCGCCGTGACCGTCAGCCGCCGCCGTCAGCCAGTTTAATAGCGTCTGCCCTTGCAGGCGCTTTGCCGTGCCGTCCTGCTCCAAAACGAACATATCTGTTGACTTGATCTGCTCCGCTGCTACCAGCTCGGATATCGCTTTATCAGCCATTGTCAGCGTCCTCCTTGTTTTCAGTATTCATCGCCGCCGTCAGCGCTTCCAGCGCATTGATACACGCCAACAGCCGGTCAAGGTTACTTTTACCCCGCACCTCCACACCGTTCAGTGTGGTGATGATGGCAGATAAGGTTTCCTTCATGTGCATTATTTCTCCCCCTCATACGGTCGCCGCAGCGCTACACGCACGGCGCTGGAATCGTTGTAGGCGTATTCAACGCCGATAACCTTCGTGTATCCGTCATAGACTGCCGTTTCGCCGCCCGCAATGTATTCCATGTGCCGAGTGTTGGCGGACGCGCTGAACGCAGTCAAAGCGTCTATCAGAGTCACACCCAGAATATCCACGTACAATATGCCAACAGACGCCAAACCACAAAATGGGCAGTCATACGCAGTGCCATTGGCAATTTTGAATTTTGGCATAGCTCTACGCCCTCCCAATCACATAAGTTGCCGCATCTTTCTTCATCGGCCTATAACTGTCGCCGTTAATGATAAAATTGTTTCCCGCAACAGTTAGCGAGGATATTTCTGCGATAGCGGCGTACATCCTGTTCGCCCACAGCTTTTCGGATTGAACTTGCCCGGTTACGACCTTATTTGCATAGATCACATCCGCAAAGTAACCGTTGATTGTGCTATTACATGTGCTTGGGTAGACTGACCCGGACGTGATATGCCTGTTCACAATGGCATCTGTTCCAATCTGACCGCCGCCCACAGAAAAGCTTGCAAGTCCCGCTCCGTCAAAATACCCAGCGTTGCCGCCGTAGTCGATGTTCCCAGCCTGCACCGTTCCCAAAAATTTGCCGCTGTAGGCGGTCAGATTGCCGCTGCTGTCAACCGTGAAATATTTGCCAAGCTGGATACCGTCTGGGCCAAAATAAATGCCGGTGGTATTCGTGCCGCCCCATGTCTGGCCGTTGGTACTCAGATATCCGTCTTTGATCGTCAAGCCACCAATAACGCCGCTGGTGGCGGTGATTTTACCCGTAACACTCAGCCCGCTTTTATCGGCTTTCAGCACCGTACCGCCGTTGCTGGTCAGCGTCCATCCGTCCGCTGTCAGGCTCCATCCGAAACTCGCATTATCTCCGCCCTTGCGGTCTACCTTGGCACTGATTTCCCCGGCCTGGATGTTTAGCGCCGCCCGCAGCGTCTCGTCGTCCGCTTTTCGCGCCTCCACCTCCGCACTGATTCGGTCGGCAACAACAAGTAGGTTTGCTTTAGCCTCCTTATATTGCCGCTCCGCTTTCCGTATAGTAGGGGACTTGTATTCGTACTTGTAGTTGATTTTTTCCCCACCCGGGGCGGAAATGTTGGCCGTATATAAAGGCCCATGCAAAATTTCTTTTTTATAAATGCCACCGTATACGCTTCCACCGGAAAATGCGTCACCAAGTTCTACCGCAGGGTTAATATGTGCGCCTGATGCCGTGTACGGTTGATACTGGAATCCTCGGACGCTCGACAAAATTCTATTTGCCATTTCTTGTGTGCCCCACGGGCAAAACAGTTTCAGCGTTTGTCCTGTATCGGTGCCTGCGTTATATTCCATTTCGTCTGACACGGAAATCGTGACCTTAGAATATCCATCAAACGTGTTTTGTTTTTCTAACGATGATACGTTTTTTCTTACGTTTATTACATCAGACAACGATTCTGTCACCTCCAAACGTTATGGCAAATCCAGCATTGTCGATCAGGTATCTCGTTTCCTTCGGTATGTCCCAAAAACAAACGAGTTGCAGTTCTCCGGTTTCACTCATGATAAAGCAGCCTGCATACATTGCTGCAATATACGACAAATACTCTCGGCACGAATATGTAGTGTTATATTGCACGAGGTATGCGTTTTTCATTGCGTTTTTTGTGCGTTTATCCACCGTAACGCCAAGAGCCGATGCAATTTCTCTTACAACATCGATGTCCTTTGCAGGCCACGTTAGATTTGTGTTTGACGGGTAATCTTGTTCAGAAAACAGAAGTGCATCGTATCCGTGGATGCGAAGCCATCTAACATCATCGTCTTCTGCATCTTCTTCAATCGAATCGATGAAGAAAACGCCTTGAGGGAGCCATTCAGAAGCACGTGTGCCGTCTGTGATTCTTGCATAAATTCCGACACGGGAAAGACCAGGTATCTGCCCAATCGGCTTTAACATTTTTATGTTTACTTCACGACTAATGCAGTTCCCACAGGACGGCTCATCTCCATCAAATAGGCCCCCAGATGTTTCCACACTTGAGAGCATATTTGCCCCGTATCCTCCATCGGCGCCAGAAGTCGCTATAAGTATTCGTGTACCGCCAAACGTTATATGATCTCCTGTTTTTTCTACGAGAAGTCCTGATTCCCCAATTGCAACTCTTGTTTCAACGGTATAGTCCCCAGCCAGTAATTCCTTGTATAGTGCAGATGTCTGTTGCATTTTTCTGCTCCTTTACTTTTCGACAAGCGGGAATGTAATGTCTGTCCAAATGGATTCACCGGTTTCAGGATCAACCGTAGAAATCGTAGACGGCACATTATTTGAATAATACTGTGCAGATACAATTTCATGTAGCGGATGCAAATTTGTCTCAACAATTACAAACTCCGGAAGGATCAACCTCATCAGATCAATCTCGTCTGCGCGATGCAATGGCAGGCATTTTACAGTTGCCTTATACTTAATGGCTACCCGTCCGCGATGCATCGTGCCATCCATTGTTCTTCCAGCCTTGTCACTATCCAAATCGCTTCTTGTCCACACGATGCCGCCATTTTCGATTAAATGCATAATGTCCGTCCCGTCAATTTTGAAATACGGTTTTGCCATTCTTACACCCCCAGCGCACGCTGTCTATTTCTTTGCTGTCGCGTGATTTCAGGAGACAAGACACGCGCCAGCTGTGCAAGGTCACCGGTGAACTTAATCGTGATGTCCTCTCCGCCACCAAAGTTGTTTATCTCTTCGCGTACAATCTGACGGATAAGATCTGCTGGCGCTTCGATGTTTGTCCCTTGCTTTTGGTCGCCCAGCACCGCCATAAACTCGCGATTTGGCGGGATAATTGCTCCCTTAGCAAGTCTCGGGATTTGCAGCTCTGCAATGGGTCTAATGTTAAACCCAAAAGAGCCTCCTCCGAGCCAATCTGGGATTTTAATTTGGAGGGAATTTAGCTTACTAATAAGCCAGTTGATGCCCTTGATGATGAGGTTTACAGCTGCCTCCAAAACGCCGACAATGGTATTCCAAATGCCACGGAAAATTTCTTTGATGCCTTCCCACGCTTTTTCCCAGTCCAGCGTAAACACGCCGGTCATAAAATCAATAAAGCCACCAAAAATTTGTTTGACGCCATCAATAACATCGCTGACATAGGTTTTCGCCAGTTCAATGATTTCGTGGAAACGTCCGTTTGTTTTTCCGTCCAGCCAGTCCAGCAGACTTGTCAGCCCCAGTTTGAACCAGTCCCAAATACCAAACACAAAGGTTTTCACGCCGGTAAGCATTTGGATAACCGACTGTTTCATTTTTTCTAAGTCGCCTGTCAGTATGCCGGAAATAATCCCCAGCGCGCCCTGCACAATGTCCTTAATGCCGGTCAACATATCTCCTACCGGAGTACCCGCAAGACCGCACTTTTCTATGATGGTGTCTATGATCGCTCCAAAGATATACCCAACAAAGTCCAGCAAATCGGCCAGCAAAATACGGGCGTGGCTTACAAAGTTGATGATGTTGTCCAGAGCCGCGCCCCAATCCCCGGAGAATACGTTGCCGATAAACCCGGTGACATCCTTAAACAGGTTTACAATGTCCTGCCCTATCTTCTTGAGCTTGTCCGCGATTTTATCAAGAAATGCGAAATTTGCCGCCGTGCTGAAATCCGGTTGAATAATGCCGGATCCGCCGCCACCTTCGCCACTTAACTTGTTGATCTCATCAAACGACGCAAGCTGCTTACTGGCAGACTTTGCCGCTCCGCCCACGCCTTTATATGCGTTTTTCTGGTCATTCAGGGACTTTGCCGCGTTTGCGCTTTCTTTTGCCGTTGTTCCAAATAGGGCGGATACAATATTTGCGATAAACGAAACCACCGTAGCCAGTACCTTAACCAGCGCAGTAAACGCCGGGATGATGATCTGCACAAGCGGCTGTGCCAGCGTCAGTAGCGCACCCTTGAGCTGCGCAATAGCGTCCCGTGCTTCGCCGTTTACGGCCACCACGTCCGCCAGCCAATCCCGGAGGGCCGCCAACGCACGGGCAATGATGGTAAAGACCAGCGCCCGCTTTGCAAGCATTTTTACGCGATTTGTGAACGCCTCCATGCCCTGGGATGCTTTGTCTAACCCTTCTTGTATTTTTCCTGCGTTCTTGCCGGTATTGCCAAGCTGCTTACCTAACTCACCGGCCTTTGCTTTCATTCGGTCAAGCTCCGCTTCGCCCTCGCGGATAGCGGCGTTCTGCTTGTCCAGTTTGTCATTCATGGCGTTCCATTCTTTTTCCATAGACGCTACAGCGGCCTCCTGCTGCTTGATAGCGTCGCTGGTGAAGAACTCGCCGCCGCCCTTCATCTGCGCCAGTTTGGCCTTTGCTTGGTCAAGCTGTGCGCCCAGGTTGTTGGCTTGGTTAAACAAAGTATCTCGCGCGGATTTCTTGTTGGTGAGCTTTTCCTGCAGCGCTTCTATTTTCTTTTCCAGCGCATTGAGTTCTTTCTGCGCCTGCTTATCGTCAATGTCGGCCTTGATGATAACGGAGCCGTCCGCGTTTGCCATATAATCACCTCCTTGCTTTTATGGCATTTATGTGGTACTATGAACAAACCACAAAAAACTTCTTGGAGGGCGGAAGAAAATGGACAAAATGACTAAGTGCAAGACCTGCGGCGCAGATATTGCAAAATCTGCGAAAGTGTGCCCTGCCTGCGGGGCCAAACAGAAAAAACCGGTTGTGCTGATCGTTATAGCTGTGTTTATTGCTATCGGCATTATTGGCACTGCGCTTGGCGGGAACTCCCCAGAAAAGGTTGGGGATACAGGCGCAAAAGGCGGAAATGGATCAACTGCTCCGCAGAAAACGGAATTTGCAGTTGGTGACGTTGTCTCCCTTAAAGACATTGAAGTCACATTTGTGTCTTGCACCCAATCAAGCGGAGAAGGTTTTTACACACCAGACAGCGGCAACGTTTTTCTATTTTGCGAATTTGCCATTGAAAACAAATCCAGCAAAGATATTTCCATAAGCTCTATAATGTCCTTCGAAGCGTATGTCGATGACTACTCCACAAACATGAGCATGACCGGCACATTAGCCGCAGACAAAGGCCAAATGGACGGCACTGTTGCAGCCGGGAAAAAGATGTCTGGCGTAATAGGCTACGAAGTCCCCGCCGATTGGAAAACGCTTGAAATCCGTTTTACCCCGGACTTTTGGTCTGGCAACGACATTACATTTATTGCAAATCATTGACCGCCGCGCAGCCGCCCTCCGGGGCGGCTTTTTACGTCCAGCCTTTAATGATTTCTTCCTCCGCCTCCGAGTACCGTCGCTTGATGTCGATAACGTCGCGGTTTCTGCGGTAAAACTCCCTGTCGGCTTTGTCTTTTAGCTTGCCTTTTGCTTTCAGATCGCGTATGCGCACGATCTGCGCGAAGTAGCAATCCCCGATTTCTCCGTAGTACGAAAGAAACGTCCACCAGTGCAGATACGGAAGCGCCCGCACCTCTTGCCCCACTATGCGGTTGATTGGGGCGATGAGCAGTCGAAAGTCCTGTTCCCAGTCCATCAACTTGGTTGATTTTTTTTGCGTTTCCTCATTTCCGCCATTGATAAACCAAAAACACTGTTTTATCGCTTCTTCCATGTGCTCCCCAGGCATAGTGAAAAACCCGGGGTAAAACATTCCCAACACGCCGATGCACTTTTCTTCGCTCGTTAGTTCAACAGCAGACAGCACCGAGAATATGTCCAGTATCACGCGGAAATCCGTTTCTATTTGGTATTCCGTTCCACACACCTCAAGGCTCGTAGGAAGGTCGTACATCATCTGTGGTACTTGGCCGTATACTTTGCAAGCTTCTCACTGTGAAAAGCCTTTTCACGCTTAATCCCCTCGTCCAGCTCGTCCATGATGGCAACCATAAGGTTCATCCACAGCGGCGCACCGTCCGCGATGGCATACACGCTGACATTGCCAAACAGCGGCTCACACACCGGCTGCTCAAACACCCCGTCAATGGTCTCGCGCATTTCGGCGTCCATATTTCGGAGCCAGTCAAACATTTCGCGGGCGCTCATTTTTTCTACGTTATCGTCTCGCGCATCCTGCTTCTTTTTCAGCGCGTCAAACGCTGTGTAAAGCTTGTCTGCAAACGCCGGATCGCTGGGATTAAAATACACCGTGCATTTGTCATTCAGGTGGTATTCCTGTACGCCGGTGGTGATTGTCAATTCCTTCATGTGTTCCCTCCAAAACAGGGGCGGTTGCCCGCCCCTTTATTTAGGCCGCAGTAAACTCAATAGCGCCGCTGCTGCCCTTCTTCACAGTGCCCACAGTGCGGGTGCCGCCATAGGTGATCTCGCTGGTGATATTCAGGGTTCCGCCGCCCTCGCCGCCGATGCCGGTGATGGCAATAGCGCAAGCGTCGTAGCGCTCCGCAAACATCGCCTCGCCGCTGGTGGCGTAGAAGTGGCCGATCATCATGTCCTGATTTGCCAGCGCCTGGGCATCCTGGTCTTTTACTGCCAGGTTCCACATCTTCACCGCCGCAGCATCGCCCGCATCCAAGGGGATGGGATCAAAGGTCTGCTTGATGGTGGGCTTCTTCATGGTAGTAAAGGTGTGGCCCAGAATGTCCTGCTTGGTGTTGGTGCTCCAATCCATTTCCTCACTGCTGTCCTCAACGCGCTTACCGATGGCGCTCCACACAGGGGCGGATGCGGTGCCGGTATTCAGGTACGCAATAAGCAGTTCGCGGTCAATGGTCTGGCCCACTGGGGTGTTGAATTCCAAATCTGCCATTATACATTCACCTCGTAATTCAGTTTCATAAGGATTTGGTGATCTTCGTCCCCGTTTTCATACATGGCAAACAGGGAGGATCGCGTGGTCGGCTCCATGCTGATAACGCGCTTGTCATCGCCAATGTCGGGCTTCTGACCATTTGCCCAATCCCCGATAGCGTTCAACAGCTCGTCAGCCTTAAGCCGTTTGTCGTTGCTGTTCCCCGGCTTCACGCGGTAAATGATCTTGAACTGATACTCCGCCACATAGCCGCCGGTGATGTACTTCCGCACGATGTAAGCCGCCTGGATGGTCGACATCGCCATAGCGGAAGTGTCGGCGGGAAGAAACTCAAAGCGAATAAGGTCGACTGGCAGCTCCGGGTATGTGTTCAGCCACACAAGCAGCTTGCGCGATACCTGATCCTCTTCCGCCGCCGGCACGGCCTTTTTAATCTTTTCCAAATTTCTTCACCGCCTTATCTGCCACCCGCACCCACTTCTCCACGTTCTGCGCTTTGGAAGCATCAAACCAATGTGCCTGTGCCTGCGGATGCATTGTTGTGTTAAATACAAGATTTCGGTCTGTGACCACCTTGTGCCCGCCCTTTGGGGCGTATGTGCTGCCGGTCGCCGGGTCTACCATTACCTTACCGTAGTACAGGAAGCGGGCGTATGGGCCTGGATAAATGACCTCGTTTCCAACCACCCGTGTTCTCTGCGTCAGAGAGCCTGTAAGCGCAGGCACAAAGGGGATGGTATCTTTCATCACCTGTTGCGCTAAAACGCTTTCAGCGCGGTCACAGGCCCTTGCAAGCTGCCGCTTTACATCGTCCATGCCGGACACGTCAACAGAGAACTTGAGCGACATCTCATGCTCCTCCGACTTCCCAGTGTCTCATGTCCACGCTGCCAAAATCTTTCTCGTCCACTTTTGTCACGTTGTAGCAGCCGTCCTGTGCCATAGCCACGTCCTCTTTGTCTGTAACAAACTCGCCTTTCACAAAGAACGTCAGCCCGCCGTTACCGTTCACAGACAGCGTCCACAGCCCGGACTTGTCCGCCGTTGCAAGAAACGCCTGCGGGGGCGCGTAAGTTTTGGCCTTGCCTGTCGTGCCGTCCACCGCTTTCACGGAAAACGGAATGTACAGGTTTACCGCGTCCGCACTCTCAAGTCCGCTTTCACGCACGTTGACCGCCTTGCTGGCTTGCAGCATAACACCGCGCAGGATGGTCACATACAGCTTTGTGATTTCATCAAAAGTCGCCGGGTCAGTCTCCTGCACGGAGTTGTAGACCGTTATAGTGTGGGGCGCGTACAACCACAGCACCCCCCTCCCCGATACAGCAACCCGGTATGAGCAAGGTATTCCATGCACGTTTCCGCAAGCAGTTTCTTTGCCCCGTCCGTCGCATTGAGTGCAGACAAGGCGGATTCCCCGCCCGTTGCAAGTGTTCTGGAATAGCTGCCTACCGTTTCGCTTTTGACTTCCGCGTCATTTGCCGCAGCGTTTGCAAGGTTCTTCACGGCAAGCGCCTGCGCCGCCTCGATGACCGCATACTTGTCAACCAGCGCGCAACAGCACATCTTTACCGCATCCAGATCAGCGTTGTCTTGCGCTCTGTTGCGCGTGTAGTAATCGAGGAAGGAGCTGGCGCGGACAACAAGACGCGGGAAGACATTTTCACTCACAGCGCCCATGTAAGTGCCAGAGTAGTATTCAAAGTCTGCGTAAGTCATCAGTGCCCTCCTTCCAAAACTGCGAGAATTTCAGCCTTTTTCATCGAACTGCTGACCCCTTTCACCCCGTTTTCATCGGCATACGCAAGCATTTCAGCTTTTGTCATGCCGGAGAAAGCCGGGGTGTCAGGGTCAGGCTCATTCAGCAGTTCAGTTAGCCCCCCACTGCCGGAGTGATGGAGCCGACAACCACGCCGTCAATGCGCTCGGCGAACAGCACCATGCCGTTGATAACGGTATCGGATGCGGTCATGTTGGTGTAATCGGGTTCCTCGTGGATGCCGATATAACCGGTGGCGTCGGTTGTGAAGTTGAACACCTCGCCCAGATCTGCGCCGTTCACAGGGATGTAGTACAGGACGATGTTGTCCTTGGCGGTGGCGTAAATCTTGCCCTTGGGGACGCTGGAGTTCAGAATCACAGTGCCCAGACCGAGAAAGTTCTCGACATAGGTCATGCCAAAAGCGGTCTGCAGGGTGATGTTGGCAGTTGCGAGATAGTCCGCAACGTCCAGCGGGTTCATGAAATACACTGCGCCGATCTCGTCATCCTCGAACAGCACCTGCAGCTGGCCCCATGCCTGAGCCAAGGTCGCCTGGAAGGTAGCACCGCTGGCCGTGCCAGTACCGGTTGCGAGGAAGCCGAAGAAATCCTTGCGGATACCTTTCTGCACGTCCTTCAGCATTTCATCGGTGGTCATTTCGACGGCCTGATCGTAGCCGCGATCAGTGATTGCCTCGGCAGAAGTGGCCTTACGCCACTTCTTCAAGGTGATCTCCTTGTAGTTCACAGCCTCGGTCTTGTACTTGCTCAGAGGGATGGTCTCGCCCTCGGCCACAGCGCCGTCTTCCAGAGTGCCGGTAGCCTTGTAGCTCTTGAGCACAGTACCGGCCTGCTTGGCGATCTTGCGGGTAACGCCCAGAGCCTCCATCAGCTTCTTGATGGAATAACCGAACATTTCGGTAAATTCGATTTCGCGCACACGCGCGAGGTCAGCTTTCTTAATGAGCTTAGGATCAGCAGCCATTTTTATTCTTCCTTTCTAAACAAATCCATATTTGCGGCGATTGCAGCCCGCCGCTCCGCTCTGTCGGTGATCTTCATGATCTCGTCTTTGGTCATCGGCTTCCCGCCATCGTTAAGACGACCGCCCATGTCCACGCGGACGGATGCCTTGGCAACAAGCCCCTTATAGGTGCCATCCACAAGCGCATCAAGGGCCTTAGTGTCCTTGATTTTTTCACCGTCCAGCTCCAGCGCCGCCATTTCCTCTCCACATCCGCGCATGGCGAGGTCGAGATTTGCGCCGGTGATGTTTTTGCTCTCAAAGTAAGCACGCACGGCCTTTTCTTTCGCCGCCTTGCTTTCCTTTGCCGTGACGCCGGATTTATAAGCTTCAAAGTCCGAGTGTTCCTTCTCGTACTTTTCCTTATAGCCGCCGTCACCCGCTGCCTTGAGGTCATCCAACTGCTTCTGGACGCTTGGCAGTTTCTCCGCATCGGCCTTGTATCGGCTTACATCCGCTTTCAGACCGTCCACAGTGTCGGTATGCGCGTCGATGATGGTATCTACCTGCTCATCAGTAAGGCCCATACCCTTCAAAAGTTTGCGTGTAAGTGCCATGACACTATCTCCTTTTCTTTGGCCGCGTTTCTTTGCGGACGATAGTTTTTATAAAAACCGCTGTGCTTCGCGGGTTTTACTTAAACAAAAGAGCCAACCGGCTACAAATCGTAGTCAGTTGGCTCCTATTGCCCTTCCCGGTGCCCGATTACACCGAGGATTGATATTTGATTTTCTTTTGAACTTCCAGCACGATAACGCCGTCACCCTTTCGCCGCACTTCTGCGTTGTTGCCGCGCTTCAAGATGGCTTCAATAGCCTGTACCATTTCATCACGGCTCATTGACTACCTCAATTTCTTTTGGGTCTACATCCGTAAGCTCAACTTTTGCACCATCATCACACAGAATTACAACCTGATACTTGATAACGCGCGCAATCTCGCGGGTGTAATCACGCATTACTCGCACATCTCCGTCAAGTTCAAGCACAATTCCTTCGTAACTTCTTGCTTTAATTCTCATACAGCACCTTCATCCTTTCCCGCTGCTCCGGCAGACCCGCCGCCTTACTGAACGCCTTGTACTTTGCATTCAGGCGGCGCAGTTTGATATTCACTGCCTGTTCTTCGTCTGTCAGCCCTGCGGCACTGTACGCCGCCTTTTCGCGCTTTAGCTTGCGTATGGTTCGCTCCACCTTGCGCTGCTCCTGCGTGGCTTCGTATGCCGTATAGGTCTTGCCATCAAACGTACAGCCAAGCCCATCATCAATGTGGGAAAGCTGCTCATCGGTGTAGGTGCGCTCACTTACGCCCTCAACCCAAACGTTGCGGCGGTGACGGCAGTTGACTCCTTCCAGCCCATCCACAGCCCCCAGCCCGCACACCTCGTAGATATTCGGGTAGATGTCGCCGCTGCGGGTGGAATACACTTTGCCTTGCCACTCCTTGTGCGATGCCCACGGCGACCGCCCTGGTACATCACGCGCCCCGGCGTGGGCAGACACTTCATAATACGGCGTTTCCAGATATTCCGCCGCTTGCTCCGTGTACTTACCGCACAACTGCGATACACCTGTCATTACTGCACGGCGGGCAGCTACGTCTACATGGTCACGGTGTCCGCTCTCATAGTCAATCACGCGCAGGCCACCGCTTGCAAGCTGCCTAACTGCGTCTTTGATGGCTTGCCCATAAGAGATAGCCCCGCTTTCTACTTTCAACGTAGCCGCGTCTAACGCCCACTGGTAAGCCTTTGCCGGGGGGAGCATTGTGCGCCCCGCGTCTACCAAAAAGCCCATTGATGCGGTGATGTTGCGGAACACGTCCTGCGTCTGCCGTCTGATTGCGTCAATGGTGGTCGCATTCACCAGCACGTCAGGCTGTGTTACACGGGCAAGGTCTATGACCTCGGTGTAATACTTTTGGTTGCGCTTCACCACATCGTCTATCAGCTCATTCAGCTTTTTTTCGCTGATGCCGGTGGTCTGGCGTATGGCCTTTTCAATCTCTTTCAGATCGATGCCATGTGCCCGCAGCGCCTTGATGTCCTGCACCGTAATTTCGTTCAGCTCATCCCGCAGCTTGAGCCGGGAGCATATCTCCATCAGAAGTGCGTCCTCAAGACCACGGTACAGCTCTGCCAGTTCTTCCGGCATGGCATCCAGCAGTTCAGGGGGGAATGGATACTTGCTCATCTTACATGGCCCAAAACTACCCAATTAGGGTTTTCATCTGTGCCAATGTTTACCCAAAAAGTACCGGGGTTTTCTCCATAGCCCATTACTCCACCTCCTGTTGCTGCTCCGTGGTCATGTCCTGCATCTTTGGTAGCGCCGCCTTTGCGGTCGCCTCGTCCTCGTTCATCCACTTCATGCGGAACTCCCAGTCATTCATGATGCCAGCGCTGAGAAGCTGCATATCGCGGTTGAAGTCCTGCCCCTTGTCCTCGATGATACTATCATCAAAGTCGATGGAGATTTCGACTTCCTCATCAAGTCCGGCGTCCATGTAGCGATTGCCCAAGCGAAGTAGGATGCGACACAGCTCCGTGATCGCTTGCTCGAGCAGAATTTCATGCTTCTTGATTGTGCGGAACATGGTGCTGTTTTCGCTAATGACCTGTGTAGCCGTGGCAATGCTTGTCTGATCGAATTTGTAATGATTCTCGCCAAAGCCGCATTTGCTCGACAATACGTTGAGCATATCTTGCATACCGGTGTTAAACTCTGCTGTGCGCAGCGTCATATCGACCTGCTGGAGGATGCTGCCATCACTTCCTCTGTCTTCCGGCATAACATAGTATATGGTCTCACGCTTGTCGAACATAGGGCGACCGTCAACGCTTTTGATGGCCTCCGGCTGCACCACAATGCGCTTCTTGCCAAGGACAAACTCGTTTACATAGCTGTCGTATGTAATATCAACGCCCTTTAACTGGTCGATGGCATACGCAAACACTGCAACGCCCATCGGGTTAAACTCATCGGAATTCGCAATGTTCAGGCGGTCGATAATAAACTGCGGCTTGTCGCTCCCTGTGTGAACGACAGGCGGGATCGTTTCAAAGCCCCGCACGCTGGCCAGCGGTACCTCATCTGTGCCGTACAGGTGGTTTTCAATGTCATACTCGCCGCCGTTCAGCCGATGAACCTGGATGTAAGTGTACTCCGTATCATTAACCCTTTTTGTTGACGCAAAAGCGCACTCTCGAATGACTCCGTTATCCCACGTCAGCGGATAGATGTTCCCTGCACTGACATAATTGATTCGAATTCGACCGGCGTCCACAATCTCCGATGTGTCCGGATTGATGCTCATACCCTCGACCGTGGGGACATAGGCAACAGTTCCTACCGCAGCTTTCCGCTCCTGCGCTTCGTTGGCCTTTACCCACCAATTATTATCTGCAAGGATTGCGTCTACAAATTCCTGCTCTCGTTTCCCCTCAAGGGTGATGTTCACACGCTCATTCATCAGCAGGTTTGCCCAGTCCTCGCAGACCTTCTTGCACATGTTGACAGAATATCTATGGCATTCCAGCTCTTCGATGCCGTTCCACACCGTATAGCTGTGGAAGTCCTTAACATCGCCGTCATACCAAGATCGCCATACACCGATCAACGAGTAAAACTTGCTGTCGACCGTATCAAAGCCCAATTCTACTAATGCTCTGCGGATATTCACTCTCTCACCATCCCATCATGTGACCGGCACGCTCCAGGTCTTTGTAATATGGCTCAATGCTGTACTCAAAGGCATCCAAACTATCGATATCGGATGTGCCGTCATCCAAGCGCTCATCTTCAAACCTATCAGGATCATAAATTGCGGTTTGCAGCGCGTCGATCAGATGCGGGCAGCTCCGCGAAACCTTAAAGCGTCCCTGCTTCATCAGCAGCACCACCAGCCTGATTCTGTCTGTGATTTGCATTTTCAGCGCGTTCTTAACCTGCGTGCCAATGTGCATTTTCTGCGCGGTATGATCTAACCCACGAATCAATACTGTTTCCGCGCTATCTGCTCGTGTCTGACTGTATCCATACTTAGCCGTCACCATCTGGCAAAATGTGGCAAAACGCCGATTCAGGGCATCAGGGTCAATCTCCTCGTTTTTGATGTATTCCTCTTCCAACGCAACAACGCGAAAGTCCTTTGTAATACCGGTCGCCTGGAACTTTGTCGCAGACTTTGTGCCGCCGAAGTCAACGCCAATAGAAATAACGGTAAACCTTGTCCCGTTTTCTTCTGCCCATTTCAAAGGATCGTCAACCAGATACTTCTCCGTGTTATTGGCGAAATCCTTATATACCACTCCCTCCGCCGCCACCCACAAGCCGCGAACATAGCGGGCATAGAAAATACCGGCATACATATTTGCGTAGCGCTCAAGCGTTCTCGCACTCAAGCCGGGGTTATCTGTCATCTCGAAGTGAAGATATAGCGTATTCCGTTCGCGGTGTCGCTTAATCCACTCCTGATAGAACCAGTGATGCGGGCTGCCGGGGTTACAGGAGAACCACAACCGCGCACCGTCAACGGAACAACGTGCAAGCGCCTGTTCCACAAACGAGCGCGGCATCAGCACCACCTCGTCCAGCAGCACACCCGCCAGCGTGCGGCCTTGAATCAGCGTATAGCTGGCCTCGTCCTTGCCGCCGAACACCTCAAAGTAATTCGTCACGGCGCCGCGCCGCACTTCCATCACCTTGTCGCCGCGCCGCCAGCGGATAATATAGCGCTCCTTTGCAAGGCTCATCGCCGTGAACGGAACGATGATGTTCTTGGTGCAGCTGTCCACCGTGCGGCCACACACACCGAAGCGCTGACCGCTGAAATTCTCCATCGCCCAGCGGACGAACGCCCACATCATGATGGAGGTCTTGCCAGAACGCACAGCGCCGTCGCAGATCAGCGCGTCATACTTGGAATAGGGGAAAGCAAGGATCTTCCGCTGCTTCGGGCTAATCATCGCTCTCCAACCCTTCTGCCATTTCACGCAGGCTCACGCTCAATGCGTCATCCTTTGTGTTGTCCGTCGGCAAACCCAGCTCAACAATATCACGCTGCCCAAGGTACTGTTTCCCCAGCCAAATAGCCATGCTTGCGTTCTTTGCCGCAAGCTGCCACTGGCTCCGACGCAGTGAAATTTTCCCAGCTCCGCGCTTTTGCTTAAATACCTCGGAAAAACTGGCATGATAGGTGCGTTTACACCAGCTGTCCAATGTTTTATCGGTCACATCAAACCAACCGCAGATTTCTTCAAGCGTGCATTGCAGGCCGCAGAGGTTTTCGAACTGCTTCTGGTCTATTTCCTTTCTTGGCCTTGCCATACGCGCCCTCCTTTCTATGCTGGCGTTTAATAAACTTCTCCATGTCTTGCTTCAAATACGGGCTGCTGGTTTTGGCAATAATCGCCTGTGCTTCTTCAATCGTCATTCAAAAGCACCGCTTTCTTCCCCGTAAACTTCTCCCACCGGTCAACAATGACATCGGCATACTTCGGATCATACTCCATGCAGAAAGCGTGTCTGCCATTCTGCTCCGCTGCCATGATCGTTGTGCCGGACCCAGCGAACAGGTCAAGCACATTCTCGCCCGGCTTACTGGAGCACTGCATCTGGTAATCAAACAGCTTAATCGGCTTCATGGTCGGATGCTCCGCAGATTTGACAGGCTTATCAAAATTCAACACGGGTGTCTGTCTGCGGTTCTTGAAGAAATAATGCTTCTTACCTTCCGTCCATCCGTACAGACAAGGCTCGTGCGCTTCCTCTTCAATCTCGCTCTCACCATACAAGCAAGGCTCATGTTTCCACTGGAAATCCTGTCTCCCCATCACAAGGGAGTTCTTCACCCAGATCAGGCACTGCCGGACACGCAGCATCGCATCTCTGCACGCGCCTCGGAAGTTATACCCCTCGCTGTCTGCGTGCCAAATGTAAAATGGAGCGCCGGGTTTCATAACCATCGCCGCATTGGAAAACGCGTCCGTCAGGAACCGTCTAAATGCCGTATCCTCCATATTGTCGTTCTTAATCTTCCCGGCGGTGCCCTGATAGTCCACATTGTACGGAGGGTCTGTGAGCAGCAAATCCATTTGTGCCCCCCCCCACGAGCTTCTGTACGTCTGTCAAAGACGTGCTATCTCCGCACATAAGGCGATGGTCTCCAAGCTGGTACACATCGCCAAGTTTGCTCTTCGGCTCTGCTGGTAAAACAGGATCGTAGTTGTCCTCTACAACTGACGTGTCGAGTTCATCACGCAGCCCCCAATCAAAGTCAAACGCCGACAAATCCAGCCCAGGCAGTTCATCAGCCAGCAGGTCAAAGTCCCAATCGCTCTCGTTGCTCTTGTTGTCCACCAGCCGCAGGGCGTTTACCTGCTCCGGTGTCAGATCATCCACACAGACGCACGGCACTTCTTCCATGCCCAGCTTCTTTGCCGCCATAGCGCGGCAGTGGCCGATGACAATAACACCCTCTCGGTCAATCACAATCGGCTGCACGAACCCGTACTGTTTAATGCTTTCGGCCACATTGTTGATTTGCCGTCTGTCGTGCTTCTTGGCATTTGCAGCATACGGCATAATATCCGCCAGCCGCTTGTTTTTTACTTCCATGTGGCCTCCTTTGCCTGACGCAGCGGCCTCCCACCACTGGCCTTTGTCATTGCCGCGTCCTTCCCCGGCTTTCGCCTCGCCTGTATTCCATGTCTCCCCTGGGTCACATTTTTAAGAGGTGCGGGAAGTCCTGTTTTATGTAAGCAGACTATTTGGGCCGCATCCCTTACAGCGGTCTGCCAGCGCATCGCCTGTTGTTTTACACAATCGGTCGGGTGCCACCACGCATCCATACTGTCCTACACAGCGGCTTTGTCCTAAGACAACCGCCACCACACCGCATCCACGCCTCGGATTTCTTTCGGCACGCCGGCACCCGAACCAACCACGGACTTTTCAGCCCTGCGCCGGTACGTCGGTCGCATCCGTTTCTTCATTCACAGCCGGAGCCAGCCAAATAATTATTATTCGTCCTGCCGCTTTCGTACAGCGCACAGGAAAGACCACTTCCGCAGGCTTACGCTCCGTGCGGCTGCGAGGCAAGGGGCCACGCCTATGGTGCAGACAGCAAGATTTGAACTTGCGAACCCGAAAATTCTTCATATCGGAGCTGTATCCACCCAGCTTCTGCCTGCATATTGCTTTCTCCGGGCGGAGCCGAAGCCCCGCCCATCAGGAAAAGAAGGGGGAAAAGAAAAAGAATGGAGATGCAGAGTTCGCCCCTGCACCCCCACGTTATCACATCTTTTTTTGTTGTTGCATTTCGTTGTGCAACATCACCTAATTTCTGCGTTTACATACGGTGCATACTCTTCTTTTATCGCACATTCTTTCAGCGGGCAGTACCGGCAGTTTTTAGCAAAGGGGCACTCGCGCCGTTCTGCTCTGGATATACAGCGAGATACAGTGGATGTGCTTACACCAAAATGCCGTGCAATCGTGCTCATGCGCCATCCGCACTCAAAGTATAGTCTCAAGTATTCGACCGTCTGCTCTTTCACCCTACCACCTCCTCCGGGAAGAATGTCTCCCGCACCCCGCCGCACTCCGCCACGATGTACCGCCCCTTCGGATGCACGTACACCACCGTGCCCTTGCGGATGGGGAACCGCTTTTCATCGTTGGCGCCGGAGCCGGGGTACTCGCTCGGCAGCGTCATAAACCGCGCCCGGATCGTGTCACCCTTCTGCATCGCCGCCGTCCTTTTTCTCGCCGTAGGAGCAGAAGTCGTCCGGCTCTACACACACCGCATCGCCGGAATACCCGCGGGCATTTGTCTTTGGCTCCGTATGTAGGTAACACAAACCGTTTTGGTAGTTGCGATAGTGCTTGCAGTCCTTGCAGCGCACCACCGGAGCAACATCAGCGGCAGGCTGTGCGTCTACCTCCCATATCACATCTTCAAGCAGCCCACAGCCTTGTTCGTCATCAACATCCGCATGAGCATCCCGCCAATTCTCTAAAACTTTGCGTAACGCTTCCCTGTCAATGTATTCAGCCATTGTCAGCCCTCCTGTTCCACTTTTCGACGATAAATTTGGGTTCGCTATATACGCCACTTTCAAAATCACACTCTGGACAGTATATATAGCACTCTTCTGGGCTGTTGCCATCTACTGTTTCAAGTATTGCTTCTCCGCCGCAGAACGGGCAAGGTTTCAGGTCATACATCCTTCGTCGCCTCCACATAGCACCAGCTCTGGGGCGGGCGGCGAAGCGGCAAAGCCCCATTGTTGCAGATACCGTTGTTGTTGCTATACATGGCGCAGGCCTCACAGGATAGGTCATTAGGGCAAGACCGCCGGAACTCCGTCAAGTCCCGCGGCTGGTCATAAATGCACAAGTCGGACATATGCCAGCCGTAACAACGCCCCTTATCGCCGATATAAGCTATAATTTCTGACTGAGTTAAGCACGTCGCGGGGGAAAAGGCGGCATTTGTTGTACTACTTAACTCGCCGCCATCGTATGCAATAAGGGCGATTCTTTCACAGGTAAACTCCCCGATGACCTTGCCGCCGCCGTAAAACTGTGGCATTGGATAGTCCGTCGCGATGAAGTCCTCGTGCGGATATTTTTGCAGCGTGCAGTAGATGTAACATTTGAACGGCGTTTTCAACTTCGGCTTGGTCTTGCGGACTTCAATAGTCTTCTCGCCGCTGGCAATCTTCTCGCACCACTTCTGGCGAATGCTTATAAGTACGGCCTTGCTCATGCCTTTTCCTCCTTCCACGGCGTATCCATCACTCCACCTCCTGCATCCAGAACTCGCGGCGACAATCGGAGCACCCCTGGCGCAAACAATCGGCGGTAGCCCGTATATCAGCAACAATACGCTTAGGGCACAGGATCAAAAGCCCGGTGTTATCAATATCAGCCTGAGGATACTGCTCCAAAAACACGCTCTGCCGCGTCTTGCACGGGTGTGCAGCAGACCACTCCTCGACCAGCTCGACAATCTCCTCCGCGCTCTCCTGTGAACGCTCCTTAGCAGGTACAGTACAAAAGTCAGTCTTGTATACAGGGCAATCCTCGCACTCATCAACCTTTGTGCACATACGCAGATATTCCTTTACAAACTTCACAGCATCCATCACATTTCCCTCCATTTGCACCCGTCACAGGCGCCCTCGTGTGCTTGTTTGTACTTCCCGCAGTATTGGCACAGCTCGTTTTTCATGGCGTGCAATTCACTTTGCTCCTCCTCCACCGCTACGGTCTTGGCAAACTGCGCCAGTCCATCACTCATGTCCGCGATTTGCGCATCCCGCCGCAAAACGGTGTCCCGCAGGGCGGCGTTGGCCTGCAACAGTGCCTCGATGTGCCGCTGCTGGTTCTCGATCAGGTCAGCGGCGGCCGGAGCCAATACTTCACGACACGGTTCACGGCTTATCTCGTTCATTGGGCAATCTTCTTCGCAGTCTCGCCCCGGTTTTGCACAGCACCGCAGCGCGGTCACGATCTCATCTTTTGTCATGTCGTTTCCTCCTCAAAAAATATCCCAGTCGCCTTTCTCACCTGACTTCTCATCGCCGAAATGCTTTTTTGTCACGGCAATAGGGAATTGCTCAATTTCAGAACTCCACCGGCAGCACTCTGCTCCGTGTATTCTCGCCCAGCAGACGTTAAAGCCCGAAATGCCGTCGAACAAACTCCCCAGCGTCGCGCCCTCCGGCAAATACCGCGCCATACGCCGCAGCATCCAGTCCCAGAAGGGCAGGGCGATGGAGTTCCCCAGCGCCTTGTACTTCGGGCTGTCCGCGTCCTTGTGCTTCTTTCCCTTTTCGTCCATCCACTCACCGATGTCCGTCCAGTGGTCAGGGAATCCTTGCAGCCGCTCACATTCCATCGGTGTCAGGCGGCGCACCACCATGTTCTGCGCCGCGTATGTCTCCGCGTCCTCCCGATAAGCGCAGTTCGCCTTTGCCCGCAGCGCGTGGCTCACGTCCTCACACATCACTGCTTGAGCATCGTGCATGGTGTTCAACGTTTGGCTGACTTCCTCCGCCATAATACTGGCTTCGTTGGCTTGGCCGTTGCCGATGCCGTATGTAAGCGGCACTTGATTGCCGCCTGTCCCCATTCGAGCCTGCAACGCTGGGACCTGCTCCCCGCACTCGCGGATGACATCACAGGCGTGTGTCATGTCCAGCGCCACCGCAGGGGCAACCACCGCTGGCTTATTCCCGCCGCACTCGGCGTTCAGTGTAGGGGACAGTTCCTCTTGATAGCCGATACTCCTCGCCTGTTCACTGTTTCCCAGCTTAAAACCGGCACACATTACCCCGTGGCGGTCTCCGGCGGTCAACGTGGAGGACGGGTCGCCCTCTTTGCCGATGCCAAGACCGTTGCCGCTGCCATCGTGGTTGCGGCTCTCTCCGCCGCCCTGCCAGCGTGTGGCCTTGTCGTTGATGGGGATAGCCGTAAAGATAGCCGGATTGTTCACGCCGCCACCCACGCCGCCTTGCAATGTGGGAGATTTCCCGTCCGTGTCAAAAATCCTCTTACTTTGGCAATCCCAAGACGTTAGACAATCTCCGACTGCTGGATTAAAACCTGCTTCAGCAGCTTCGGCAGGTCCTTCCCCCGCCGTTCCGCCCGCCGCAATATCCCCTGACAGGCTTTCGCTGTCAAATTGTATTTCGGCAGCGGTGTCTCCTCCAAAATCTGCGACAACCGAGATACGACGACGGCGTTGGGGCACTCCCCAGTATTGCGCGTCGTGAGTTCGCCACACCACGCTCCATCGTCCTCCCACTTCATCGTGGTATCCCCCCCAGGTAGGCCAGCCCTTTTCAGGCACTTCAACACCGGGGGCTTCCGGCTCGACGATTTTGATGATCTCTTCGAGCACGGCTGCGAAGTCTTTTCCTTTGTTGCTGCTAAAGGCTCCGGCCACGTTTTCCCACACGAGATACCGAGGTCTAACCATGTCACCTGTCCGTCCATTCCTTTTGTCCGCCTCCCTCATTTCTTTTACGATGCGCACCTGCTCCATAAACAGGCCGCTTCGCGCTCCCGCCAAACCGGCGCGTTTCCCGGCGATGGATAGGTCCTGTCTAACAAGGTGAACCACCTGTAATACACCAAACGGGTTCAATCTCTGCCCCATTTATTTTCGTAATATCGCCTAAATGTTTCACCTAAATCAC